AACGGCTGCCCAGAGTCGGCACGACAATGTCCTTCAACACATTGCCGGACTCATCGGCAAAGGCAGAACCCACAAGGTTCGTTCCGGGAACGCTTGGCCAACGCACTTTCTTGTAACCGATGACATCAACCATACACACGGAATAGGTGCTGTCTGTGCTGTAGGAGTTCTTGATGGTGTCCTTGCCGCTCATTATCTTCTTTCCGCTGGTATAACCGCCTTGGCGTGCCTTGATGTCCGCGAGCGTAAGCACGTCCACGTTCGGCACCGTCGGCATGTGGTCCTTGTCCCTTGAACTATAGCAGCTGTAGTTCTTTCCGTTCAGGAAGTCGTTGATGCCCTTGCTCCAGAAGAATGGCTCATACATCATCCAGTCGCCCTCCGTACCGTCCAGTTTTGCAGCCGTGCCATCATAATACTTGTTGCTGTCCGTGTCTGCAAGTGGGCAATATGTCATCTCGCCGTCAAGGTTGTTCACCACGGTATCGACATTGGCGATGTTCACGTTTCTTGTCGTGGCTTTCTTCGTCACCTTGGCAAGTACGCGGTGGCGGTTCTTGAAGATTGCCTCTATGTGACCGCTCGGTTTGTAGTCGGTGCCATACTTGTAGCCGGTTCCGTTGTCAAGATTGGAGATATTCGCATCGTCTGCCACACTCTCGTCGCTCTCCAGCATGGTATATTCGGGCTGTACGATGTTCAGTTCCGGGAAGTGCTGCTGCAGGGCCTCGTACTCCTCATCGTCCTTGTATGAGGTTAAACGGTATGTGCCCACCAGTCGGCAGGTATCCACGTTGCCACCGTTCTCGTCCACGCCTCCGGTCGTCATCAGCGAGGTCAGCAGACTGCCGTCGCCCTCCATGTCGATGCCCGTCACACGCAGGTATTTCACATTGGTGCATCGGGCGTACAATGTCTGCCAGTCTATGCCGGGACAATTATCCACCACAAAGCGTGTGATATTGCTCGTGCCCTCTAATGTCAGACCGCTTGTCTTCAATTTGCTTAGGTAACGCAGTTCCAAAGTTTGGAGCGATGCCGGCAGTGTGACGCTTGCCAATGGTGCGCCCTGCGCAAAATTCACACCTGTCAGTGCCGTCCGTCCCGCCTTCAGCGTCTCCAGCTTCGTGTTGTTGCTCAGGTCTATGCCCGTGAACGATGCCGACTTCAGCCCCGTCATGTTCAGCGTCCGCAGGTTCCGGCAGCCGTTCACCAGCAGGGCGTTCAGAGTTGTCTGTGTCTGGCCGCAGCTCACGTCAAGCGTCCTCAGGGCGGAACAGTTGTTCAAGTTCAGAGTCTGGAGTATGGCATGGCTAACGTCCGTCAGGTCAAGCCCCATGATGCGGCTCGCACCGTAGATGTATTGCGGGTCATTCACGATGAGGTCCGTGTCAAGCGTCAGTTCCACCTGACTTCCCGTGTCCTCCGCAAGCACTGCGCTTTCATGCGGAGTACCGCTCGTGTAGCCGTACCCGAAGAAATACCGCTCGCTCGCCGTGATTCTTATCTTCCGGTTGTCACTTCCGAACTTATAGCCGAAGTAGGCCGCGAAACTGTCCTTTCTGTATGTACCGCACACATACTGGCTGTCCAGCAATGCAAACCGGTTCTGGATGGTATAGGTGCGGTGCGCATATCGGCTGCCCTGGAGTGCATAGAGATAGTCATAGTAACTCGTAGTGCCGTCGGCCGTCGTCACACCCTCCGTCAGCGGCTTGATGTACTTGTAGATGCCGTCCTTGTTGTAGATGCGCTCACACCAGTTGCCCATCATCTCCTCATTGAACACCTTCAGCACATACTCCAGCGACATCGTGCTTCGCAGCTTGTCTGCCACCTCCCTCAGTTTTTCCGGGCAGCCTCTCACAAGTTCCCACAGCACGGAGTCGTGTCCTGCAAACGCATACGAGCCGATGCTCTCGTCCATCGTCTCCCACGTTATCGTGTAGTCGTATTTCAGAACTGAGTCGTTGCGCTCACCGAACACCGTGTCCATGTCGTATGGGATGAAGTACCAGATTTTTCCGTCCCATGTCACGAGCATCATGTTCTTCGCGCGGTTGTCCACAGCCATGAAGTAGTCAGTTATCAGATACCATGCAAACGGCGAGTCGTTGCCGAAGTATTCCGCATATTCGTTCAGGAACTTCGTCGGGTTGCCCTTGCACGAGTATATCCACTCCCAAAGGCGCTTCACTGCCGCCTTGTCGTCCTCATGCGCCGTCGCCCATGTGTCGTCGGCCTTGAAGCGGAACTCCAGAGCATCGTCAAACGTGTCCATGTTGCTCGTACCGAACAGGCACAATGTCTCCGAGTTGTTCAGGAACTCCAGGCAGATGCACTTGTTGCGCTCGCCATTCAGTGTCGCCTCGTCATTGAAGCCCTCGATACCCTCAAAGCCGTAGATGATGCCGCTGCCGCTCTTCTCGTTGTTGAAGTTGTACTTGCCAAGATACACGTTCTCACCCGTGCCGTTGTTGTCGTAGAACAAATCTATCGGGAAACCGTCCACGCCGATTCTCACATCATAGTTGCCCTTGTAGGCCATTTGTGGCGGAGTCAGCCAGCCGCATCTCTTCCAGATGTCGTTCACGATCCTCACCGCACCCGTATTGTGCGTAGATGAAGAGTCCGAGAAGTCCGCCTTCAGACAGAATATGTCTATCGGTCTTGCACCTGGTTTGAACGAATATTTGAAGTCCGCTACCTCCACACCGTTCACATACAGCTTAGTGCCGTACTTCGTCGAGCGACTGAAGTAGATGCGGTAGTTCTTTCTCGGGTAGGTCGTCGATGAGGTGCCTTGTATTCTCAGTCCGCACTGGTAGATGATGAAGTCATACTCCTTGCCGTAGGCTGAGTAGAAGTAGATGTCCACCGGAACCTCAAACTTCTTGTTGTTCGTCTGGTTCACCAGGTTCACGTCGCCCACGATCCTCATCACGCTCTTGCCCATTGCTCTCAGCTTGTCGATGTTAACGTCTGTGCCCTCGTCATCCATCACCTGGTTCTTCTCGAACAGCACCACCATCTCGTCGCTTGTCGGACGGTCCACCATATAGTTCGACAGTTCCTCATCATCACCCAACGCACGGTTGTACACACGCATGTTACGCACCTCCACGTCCGCACTCTCGCTCGTGATCCTGATGTTCGTGGGTTCTTCCTGGAGCAGCGAGTCCGTCGAGGCATACTGCTTCGCGCCGCATAGGATGCCGTTCACATACAGCATCATCAGTCGGTTGCCCTTCTTCTCCTGCACCACGAAGGCTATCTTCAGGGTCAGACCGCTTGCAAACTTAGTGCCTACTTCCGAACCTGCGCCCGTCCGCATCAGAGCCTCCTGCGTCGTCAGTCTGAAGCCCACGCCGCCGGTCATGCAGTCCACCACCGTACCCCTGCGGTCGGTCACGTTCGTGCATGCCAGCTCCATCTCGTAGGTTGCGCCCGTGGTGGTCGCGTCGTTGCCGAAAGGCTTGTACCCGATTTCTACATTCGCGCCGTTCGTCAGTTTCAGCGCGTCGCCCGTCCAGCCGTTGCTCTGCCAGTCAAAGCCTTCAAACGCCGTTTGAACGTCGTTATAACGCCATTCCGCAGGACTGCTCTCCGCATTGCTCCTGCCCGCTGCCGTCAGCTTCAGCACCAGTCCCGATGTCGCCTCGCCAAGGTCGATGCCGCTCTCCGTCACGTTCACATTGAACTTGTATTCGGTCGTGCCGCACTTCAGCACCATCGCAACCGCGCCTTTCTCCAGGAAACGGTTCGTGTAGGTCTGCACCGTTCTCGGCACGCTCACCGTCTGCGTCCTTATACCGTCCCTCCACACGCTCATGCCCGCAGGGGTTGCCGTGGGGTCATAGGCCACGAAGTCGAACATCATCTGCTCATACTGCCCCGTATCGATGGTCGGGGTGAGATGGTCTGCCGTAAAGACGCGCCCGTCCTTGAAAATTATCTTGGTTCCGATATATGGAGCACTGCTGCCGGTCTTCAATATGTCGAAATAGATGCTCTCGCTCTTCAGTGTCAGTTCCTCGCTTGCCTTCATCTCGGCCACCATCTGCACGGTATGCCTGCCGACTGCAAGCCCGGACATGGAGAGCGTGAAACTGCCGTTGGTGGTACCGCTCCTTGTGACGGAAACGGAGTCTTTCTGTATGCCGTCCACATAAAGGGTGACGGTCTTTGTGCCGCTTCCGCTTACGCCATAGGGTATGTCCACGTTCTCGCTCACGCCATAGCCGCCTTTTGCGATACACTCGGCGATATTGAAACCACTGCTCAAGGCAAGGGTCACCGCCTTCACGCTCACATAACTCTGCTTGGTCTGCGTCTTGCCTGTTGTCGGGTCTGTGGTGGTTGCCTTCACATAGATGTCCGTCGTGCCCAAAAGAAGGTATTTAGTCAGGTCCAGCGTATAGGTGCCCTTGCTCACGTCCTGCTGCGTGTCGGAATACATCAGTGTCGCGCCACGTTTCATCTGTATCTCCACGATGGCTTTCTGCCCCGTCGATGCTCCCTTCTCGTCACCGCTGCTGTACTGGTGGTCGTAGAACCATGTGAGTGTGGCCTTGTCGCCTTCCTTGATGACGGACTTGTCAGTCTCTGCCGTCAGCACGATTTTGGTGGTGGAGGTGTCTCCGCCACTGCCGCCTTTTCCTGCCGGTATGTCCAGACCTACGACCTCCGCACCGCTTTTGTTGGTCAGCGTCACACGCACGGTGCTCTCGTCATCGCTAAGTTCGGCACTGCCGCTAAATATGGTGTTGGCTTCGACCTCCGCAAGTTTGGCGGCCACGGCCGCATTCTGCACCGGATTGGTGGAGTTCGTGTTCAGGCTCTCGTCCACCTCTATCTCGTTGATGGTGATGTTTACGTTTCCGGTGTTGTCTATCGCCTGTTTCTTTCCGTTTACAGAAATGCTCTTCACGTTGCCCGCACCGCCGAAGTCCTCCCAGCTCGCCGCCTGTTCCCAACTGTCAAGGCTCGTGCCGATGAACTGCTTGGTCTCCCATTTGCCCTGTGCCGTCTCGTAGGTGATGCAGCGTCCCTTGGCGCGTTT